TTAAAGAAGCCGACGACATGAAAGTAGGCGATAAGAAAAACATCGCTACTGGCACTGTTGAAAAAACAAAAACAGGCATTGTTCACAAGAGCAGCAAGGCCTATGGCGGCAGTGAAGAAAAAGAAGCTGATGAAGATGACAAGCCAAAGAAAAAAGCCAAGAAAGAAAGTGTAGAACCTCAGTTTAAAAGCAAGTTCATGAAAATGGTCGAAGCCAAGAAAGAAGAAGCTGCTGATAAGAAAAAGAAAATGGCTAAGAAAGAAAAGATGGCAGAAGGATCTAAGCCAGACTTCTTAGACGTTGACAAAGACGGCGACAAGAAAGAGCCAATGAAAAAAGCTGCTGCTGACAAAGGCGATGACAAGCCAGCTGGCAAGAAAGGCATGAGCGACAAGCAGGCCAAATATTTTGGTAAGAAAACTGAAAGCGCAATGATGCCTAAAGGCAAAAAGCGTCCAGTTAAAGAAAGTGTAGAAACAAAATTATCTTTCAAACAAATGGTACAGTTGGTACAAGAAAGTGGTGGTCAACAACAGATTGATCCTGTAGACAAAGCTCTGTTTACCTGGGCCGAGCGTGTGGCCAAGAACAAACTAGGCGAAGGTATGAAAGCTGATCTGTACGCAGGTCTAGTATACGAACGCAACGGCGGTGTATTTGAAATGTACGATGTACTATCAGAAGACCAAAAATAATTTTTAGTTTGGTAAACAAAAGCCAGTCATAGGTTGACTGGCTTTTTTTATGACTATATAATAGTTGTATAGGAGAGAACAAATGACAAAAATGTACGGGCCAGAAGAAAAAGCCAAATTAGAAAGATTGATCAATGAAGGATCAAATGTTCTACGAGAAGTCGAAGACCTGCAAGAGGGTCTCAAAGAAACTGTGAATGCTGTTGCAGAAGAATTACAGATCAAACCCAGTTGGATCAACAAAGCAATACGCATTGCACACAAAGACAATTGGAAAGATCACGAAGCTGAATGGAACGAGATCGAAATGATCCTCGGCGTAACAAAAAAACTGCCTGAATGAATGAACTATTAAAACCTACGTTTGATTGGATTAGGGATGATTGGAATTCTCATCCCTTACGGTTTTTTATTGAGTTACTCGCTTGGGCTATTAGTATTGGTTGTTCAATCACTATGGCTGTCACGGTTCCCAATCCGCCATTACTTGCTCTATATCCTGTTTGGATCGCTGGCTGTGCCATGTATGCTTGGGCTGCTTATACTCGGAAATCATTTGGCATGCTGGCTAACTATATCTTGCTAACCGCAATTGATACGTTTGGCCTAGCAAGAATGCTAATTAATTAAATAATGTGAGAAGGTAGGCGGGCCATAAACCGCACATTGGTATTTGCAAGCCTAAAATTGCATAGGAGAAAAAAATGAGTTTCGTGGACGCATACTACGATCGCGACAATGACACTATCCGTGTCGTTGAACGTGACGACAAAGGGCAGAGGCATTTCAAAGACTATCCTGCCAGACATATATTCTATTACAACGATCCCAAAGGCAAGTTCCAATCTATCAAAGGTGAACCCCTTAGTCGAGTAAGTTCAAAGAATGTTAAAGAACATCGCAAAGAACTTGCTATACATTCAAACAAAAGACTCTACGAGTCAGACATTAATCCTATCTATAGATGTCTTGAAGACCATTATCTCAATCAAGATGCTCCAAAACTAAATGTAGCATTTTTCGACATTGAGGTAGACTTCGATCCAGAACGTGGTTATGCATCACCAGACGATGCGTTCATGCCAATCACCGCCATTGCTGTGTATCTACAATGGATGGAGACCATGGTATGTTTGGCTATTCCCCCTAAGACTCTGAATATGGAAGAAGCAACTAAAGCAGTCGCAGAATTCCCCAACGTCATGCTGTTTGACAACGAAGCAGACATGTTGAATACTTTCTTGGATCTAATACAGGAGGCGGATGTGCTGAGTGGCTGGAATTCGGAAGGCTTTGATATTCCGTATACCGTTAATCGTGTTACTAAGGTTCTCAGCAAAGAAGATACCAAACGATTTTGTCTATGGAACTGTTTGCCTAAGAAACGCGAATATGAAAAGTTCGGTAAAACTGCCACCACATATGACTTCATCGGTCGTGTGCATATAGACAGTCTTGAGCTGTATCGCAAGTACACTTATGAAGAACGCCATACATATCGATTAGATGCCATTGCTGAATATGAACTAGGTCAAAGAAAGACCCAATACGAAGGCACACTAGATCAATTGTACAACAACGATTTTAAAACATTCATTGAATACAACATCAATGACTGTAAACTGTTGGATGATCTAGATAAGAAACTGAAATTCATCGATTTGGCTAATACAATTGCACACGAAAACACAGTGTTGTTAGCAACCACTATGGGTGCAGTGGCTGTGACTGAACAAGCTATTATCAACGAAGCTCACCGCAGAGGTATGATAGTTCCTAATCGTAAAAAGATGGAAGAGCACGGAGACACACAGGCTGCTGGTGCTTACGTTGCATATCCTAAGAAAGGCATTCATGAGTGGATCGGTTCGCTGGATATTAACTCACTGTATCCTTCAGCGATTCGTGCGTTGAACATGGGTCCGGAAACCATTGTAGGGCAGTTGCGACAAGATGGAACCAAGGATTTTATTGCAGCAGAAATGTCCAAAGGCAAATCTTTTGCGTCAGCTTGGGAAGGTATATTTGGTAGTCTCGAGTATTCCGCAGTTATGAACAAAGAAGTAGGTAGAGAAATCAACATCGACTGGGAAGGCGGCGGTTCTGACACTTTAAGTGCGGCACAGGCCTATGATCTTATATTTGACAGCAACCAACCTTGGATGATCTCAGCTAATGGCACTATCTTCACATATGAAACAGAGGGAGTGATTTCAGGACTGCTGGCTCGTTGGTACAAAGAACGTAAGGAAATGCAGGCCAAGCTGAGAGAATGTATCCAAGCTGGCAACAAGATTGAAGAAGAATACTGGGACAAGCGACAGTTGGTCAAGAAGATTCTGTTAAACAGTCTATATGGTGCGATTTTAAATCCGGGCTGTAGATTCTTTGATAACAGAATTGGTCAGTCAACTACACTAACTGGTCGACAAATTGCCAAACACATGGCATCAAAAGTTAACGAAATTATCACCGGAGAGTATGACCACGTAGGCAAAGCGGTCATATACGGTGACACAGACTCTTGTTATTTTTCAGCGTATGCTACACTGAAAAAAGACATTGAGAAAGGCCTGATTCCTTGGAACAGAGAATCAGTTGTTGAACTTTATGATACCATAGGAGATACAGTCAATGGCACATTTGTCAAATTCATGCAAGATGCATTCCACGTCCCCCGAGCTAGAGCCGAGGTCATCAAAGCAGGTCGCGAAATTGTTGCAAGCAAGGGACTGTTCATTACCAAAAAACGATATGCAGTGCTCTACTACGACAAAGAAGGCAAACGAGCAGACACAGAAGGCAAACCAGGAAAAATTAAAGCGATGGGGCTTGATCTCAAGCGTTCAGATACCCCGGTTGTTATACAAGACTTCTTAAGTGAAGTGTTGACTAAGACACTAACTGGCGTGACCAAAGAAGAGATCCTGCAGTATATCACTGATTTCCGCACAGAGTTTAAAACTCGACCGGGTTGGGAGAAAGGTAGTCCCAAACGTGCTAACAATATTACAGAATACGCTGCCAAAGAAAAGAAGGCAGGCAAGACTAACATGCCCGGACATGTCAGAGCTTCATTAAATTGGAACACGTTGAAGCGAATGATGGACGACAAGTACTCAATGCAGGTAGTAGATGGCATGAAAGTGATTGTGTGCAAGATCAAAGACAATCCTATGGGGTATACTTCTGTGGCCTATCCTGTGGACGAACTGAGATTACCGCAGTGGTTCAAAGATCTGCCTTTCAACGATGCTGAAATGGAAACCACAGTGATCGATGAAAAGTTAGGAAACCTTATTGGTGTATTGGAATGGGACATCAGTTCAACAAGGTCGGATAATACATTTAACAAATTGTTTGATTTTGAGTAATTTCTAGGTTGCTTTTTACTCAAGATCTAAATATAATCTTAATATACAGGAGAATTCTCAATGAAAGATATTTTACAAGACATCGTTAGCCATACGCAGAATCTAGGCTTCTTGACCACAGTCAAGGTAACAGGCACAGATAAAGGCACAACTGTTAACTCAATGGCCGATGACCGTTCAGTTATCATGGAGGCAGAAACTGCTAATCCATACCCAGATATGATCGGTGTGTTTGGTATGCCGCAACTCAACAAGTTGAAATATCTCTTGGAAGGTGCAGAGTACAAAGAAGGGGCAAAGATCAGTATTACCACAGCAGAACGCAATGGTGAAACTTTGCCAGTGGGTCTACACTTTGAAAACAAAGACGGCGACTTTAAAAACGACTATCGCTTTATGAATCAAGAAATCATCAATGAAAAGATGAAGACTGTGAAGTTTCGTGGCGTTAAGTGGGATGTTGAAATTGAGCCGTCAGTGACCTCTGTGCTTCGCTTTAACTTCCAAGCAGGTGCTAACTCTGAGCATCCTACATTCCTTGCCAAGACAGAAGGCGGCAATCTTAAATTTACGTTCGGTGATGCATCAACACACGGCGGCGAGTTTGTATTTGCACAGAACGTTGCAGGTAAACTTGATCGTGGTTGGACTTGGCCTGTGTTGCCAATCTTGAGCATTCTTAAGATTGCAGATACCAACACCACAAAGATGTCGTTGAGCAATGAAGGTGCTATTCAGATCACTCTAGATAGCGGACTTGCTACTTACAAATATATCATCCCAGCACAAGCTGCCTAAATATGATCAAAGGTTTACAAGGCGTAACAGGCATTACGGTTGGTGGCGGAAATACCGCCCTACCATATGTCGGTCCAAACTCAAGCAACCCAATGACTGGGATGATGCGTATCCACAACACCGAACTAGAAGTGTTTAACGGATCAAATTGGCAAATGCTATCTAGCAGTTACGCTACAGTAGGCCTAGATCAAGATGTGCTAGACATTATACAATGGGCTCGTAAAAAACGCCAAGAAGAAAATGATTGGTACAAACTTGCTTCATCTAATGAAGCAGTTCGTATCGCATTAGAACAACTAGAACAGGCAAAAACAAGATTAGAACTTACAGCAATTTTATCGAGAGAATATGAAACAACCAATTGACCTAACACCTTTACAGAAAGACTATGCTGTGTATTTGCCAGCTATCAGTTCTTTCTATTCAACTTATGTTGCAAAACAACGACTAGAAGAATTTGTTTCTAAAGATCGAATTCCTGCGGGATTTGATCGTGGCATTGAAGGCATGAACTTCTTAAATGCTGATCAAGGATACTTTACCTACAAGTATGCTCTGTATTCAGCAGGTCACGCACAGTTAGATCTTGAAAAGTCAATGACTCAAGAATCAATGATACAAGACCGTGATCGACCTAATACAATGATTTTAGGTGATTCAGGTGGATATCAGATTGGTAAAGGTGTTCTTAAGTTTGATTGGTTGAACTTTGAAGGGCCAGAAGCTACTAAGACTCGTCAAAAGATTCTTGAGTGGCTTGAACTTACTGCTGACTGGTCAATGATGTTAGACGTTCCAACATGGGCATGTGATCATATTCATTCACCAAAGACTGGATTGAAAACATTCGAAGACTGTCTAGAAAAGACTCGCTACAATAACGATTACTTCTTAATGAATCGGTTAGGTCAAACCAAATGGCTTAATGTTCTGCAAGGCGGAGACTGGGATACTGCTGAGAAATGGTATGCTGGCGTTAAAGAGTTTAGCGACCCCAAAGGCAAGTATGCCGGACGTGAAGCTGAAGGTTGGGCATTTGGTGGTGCTAATATGTGCAAGATGGATATCACCCTCAAACGTCTAATGACTATGCGTGACGAAGGTATGCTAGACGGCAAGAACTGGATTCACTTCTTGGGTACTGCACAGCTAGACTGGTCATGCTATCTAACACAGATTCAAAGACAAATACGTAAACATATCAATCCAGAACTTACTATCAGTTTTGACTGTGCAAGTCCGTTCATTGCCACTGCTCACGGACTTGTCTATACAAATGCACAGCATACCAACAAGCGTTGGTCAGTGATCATGGATAAGGCTCCGGATAATAAAGCACTTGCTGGGCGTCACGACATTCCGTTTCCTTTTGAAAGTGAGTTTGCAAGTCGATTGACTATGGGTGATATTGCCTATTACGATTACGGTGTTCGTAAGACTGATCAAGAATTAGCGGGTAAGAAATTTGATCATCTAAATCCAGAACACTATCATACTGTGCCCAAACTAAACAAGTTAGGCAAGATTCCGAACAAGACCAGTTGGGATAGTTTCAGCTATGCATTAATGATGGGGCATAATGTTGAATGTCATATCAAGGCAGTACAACGTGCTCAACAGTTAATGGACATTGAATGTGCAAGATTTAAACCAGACTGGAGAATGAAAAGTATTGAAGGCAAAAAAGAAATTGAATTCAGTGATTGGGTTCCAAACAAAATTCTTTACTTTGGCACATTCGTTGAAGAACTATTCAATACTAGAACTAAAGCAGAAGCATTTGACATGATTGAGACTGCTGGACTATTCTTGAAATCGTTAGAAGGTGCTCGACTACAAGGAGGGCCTGCTGCAAATACTTTTGGTAGTTTGTTTGAGTTTGATGATGGTAAAAAAGCTGGAGAAATTGATTTTGCAAATCCAGATGACGATGACCTAAATAGTCTTGTAGCCGAATAAGGAGTTGACATGTATCAAAATAGAATAAAGCATCTAGAAGAAGCGCATCGTGCTTTGGACAAACAAATAGATACTATGGAGAAAACCGGTATCTTTGATGACCTAAAAATAGAAGAATTGAAGAAACAGAGGTTGCGTTTAAAGGACGATATTGTTATACTTAAACACAAGCACGAAGCAGTGATGCAAGAAGCACAGGCAGAACAAGAAGCAAAAAGAAACGGACTAGAACTATGAAATGTAATACATGCGGTCAAGAGGTTTCAACCAACTGCGATTGGCAACAAGGTCGTTGCCCGCATCGAATTCCATTCTTAAATGATTATCATTTTCGATATCTCAACTTAATTAACTCAATCAAAAACTGGTTTAAACGATGAAAAGAAATTACGAGTCAGGTGTTACTGATGCTATCACTTTCTTCACTGGGATAGAAATCGAACATACACCTGCATACGGAATGAAAACGCTGTTTGTTGTCGGGGAACATGATCCGTATGTAATCATGGAACTGGCGAGAAATCATAAATGCGAACATATCTACTTCGGAGCTAATCAAAGTTTCAAAACGCTAGGCGTCAATGATTCAGCAACGTGGCGTCCTTGGGAGAATATGATTTATGTATGTCTCGATGCTGAAGATGGATTTTGGTGTACCTTAGACTTTGATGTTAAAGAAACAGAAGGACTGCTTGAAAGCGGTCTTACAGAAAAGCGTAGATTTATTCCGCAGATCAGTGTAAAATTACCTTATCTAAATCAACTGGGCTATAATGCTACATTAAAGATAGATGACAAAGATTTTAACGCAAGCAATCCTGGGGTGTGGTGCCATAACCTGCAGGACCTATTAGGAAGAGATCGCTTCACTAATTGGGATCAATATGGCAAAGATGAGATTATCAAATGAGTGGTGGATACGCCGTAGCATCAACTGCAAAGGTTCCAAGAAGGATTCCAAGGATTACTGGTGCTAATACAGTTAAACGTGCAAGACAATACGTAGAAGAAAGACCTATGAAACTAACATTTAAACAAAGAATTCGCAACTGGCTAATGAACGACAACGACGATGCTGAGTACGGTAATTCTATCAGCGTTGACGAAGAAGGCCCGAATATTCAAACACAGTCATTTAGATTAAATGTCTACAGTGCCGGTGGCGGAACTATTATCGAAACTACCAAATATGATCGTCAAAGAGACGACCACCGTCACAGCCTGCATATAGTCACCGACGACAAAGACCTTGGTGAAGAATTATCCAAAATTATCACCATGGAGAGTCTAAGATGAACACACAAATTCAAGAAATTCTAAATAAGTCAACAGAAGATATTATGGGTGTTCCTGTCGTCAATCAAGAACTATTTGCTAGACTTCTTATAGAAGAATGTGCTAAAATATGTTTTGAACTTAGATTTACCACAGAAGGTCCTGCAGAAGGTGCATCATATCAACGCACACTCTGCGGAACTGCAATTAAAGAAAACTTTGGACTTCAAGGCAAAGGCCCAATAACTGCAAAGAACGTAAAATGATTATTAGACAAGACCAAAGACCTAACAAAATGATTTGGGTTACCTTCCGCAAAGAAGGTATTCACAAATATCCGGCCGCACTTACAGATGCCAACCTTGCTACAGGTGATGAGTATGATGTAAGTTTTCTAGGATATCCACATCGTCACATCTTCCACTTTAAAGTTTGGATTGGTGTTACGCACGATGACCGCGATATCGAGTTCATTCAGTTTAAACGCTGGTTGGAAAAACTGTACGCAGAAGGTACACTCCAACTAGACTACAAGAGTTGCGAGATGATGTCAGGCGATTTGTTTGACGCTATCTCCAATAAGTATCCAGGTCGCGAGATTTGGATTGAGGTCTCCGAAGACGGAGAAAATGGTTCATTCATCAAATACTAAAAGGAACATCGATGAAAAACTACAAGGACTACAGGTACTTTGAAAATCGTCCTGACGTTGTGAAAGTGTGGGAAGACCTTGAGGCCTACCACGATTGGTGCAGATTTCAACTCTGCGATTTCAACCCTGCAGATCTCTATCGTAGAGATTCTCAAAACTATGGATCGTATCTTGCCAGTAAGCGGCCAAGACGTCCATATCAAGGCAACAGACCAAACTTTCAAAAGAGAGGTTAAAAAATGGCACGAGTTTTTCTTATTGATCTAGAAGCAGTTGAGACACGTTACACAGGTCAGTGGAAAACTCATGTGCCTGCGTTACTTAAAAAGGCAGGACACAATGTTCAAATTATATCTGGGCCTGAAGATATTCCTTCAGCCACTACTCCTGGTGCTTTTCTTAATTTTGGTGGCACCAATATATACAAGTCTAGTCAAGTTGAGCAGATGGGCCGGTTATTTTGTAACGGAGCCGTTCATCCCGGCGATCACTTTATCTTTACTGATGCTTGGCATCCTGGTATCATAAACTTAAAGTACATGAGTGAGTTGTTGGGTATTCCCGTAACTACACATGGCTTATGGCATGCTGGCAGTTATGATCCACAG